GGCGTGAATTTGCTCGCTTACAGTGGTGGCACGATCAGTGATCAGCGTGTCAAAATAGCGCAGTCTTACACTTTCTACAAACACAGGGTCGTTCACACGCACGACCAGCACCAGGGCTAGAGTAATTAGGGCAGTCCATGGACTTAATGCTATTTTTTTCAACATCAATTATTTATTGGGGGCTTTGGAGCAGATTCTTTGGCTTTTTGTTTGGCGTTTTCTGAAGCTGGGCTTGATCTGTGCGGAGCAGTGGGGCGGGGTGCTGGAGGGTATCGGGGTGGTTTGTGCTTGAACCAACTCATAGGCTGTGTCCTTTTGAAGTATTTAACTGCTCAGTTACGCCGTAAAGTTGAGCTTTTATTTTTTGTTGTAGTTCCAGACCAGTCTGCGCTGTTCTTTGCGCACCCAGTGGATACAATCTTCCTTGAGTGACAGGTTTTTGATTTTATCACAATGGTTAATACTTACCGTGGCTTGAGCCATGCACATGGCATTTTGCTCAGGATCTTTGATCTTAGTGCAATCATTTAGGTTCACGGCCCATGATTGCATGGGCGCAAACACAAGCATAAACATTGTGGGCCACATACCTTATTTACGGCCAAAATAATAGGACTGTGTAGTCCTATTATGCTGGTTACGAGTTCCAGCGCCTCTCTATCGTTGAGGACGGTTTTTACTTAATCTGTGTCCAAACACGTTCACGGATCTGTTTTGTTAGTGCGTCAGGTAATGACACATAATCTAAATCTACAGCATCTTTCTTACCATTCTTAAATGCCCAATCAAAGAACTTTAACACTTCATCACTAGTGGCTTTGTTCTTTGGCTCTTTGTACATGATGATAAAACTTGCTGAACTTATTGGCCAAGCATTAGGATTCTTTTGATCTACAATGCTCAGGCCCATGCCAGGAACTGAGAACCAATCAGCACCATCTGCTGCCGCGGCAAATGTTAGGTCATCAGGACTGACGTATTTGCCTGATTTGTTTTGTACTTGTAGAAATGTCATTTTGTTTTGTTTAACATAAGCATACTCTACATAACCAATTGCACCCTTAACTCTGGTCACGTTGGCTGCAACACCTTCGTTGCCTTTGCCGCCCAATGAAGTGGCAGCTGGCCATTTGACTGCGGCACCACGACCTACTTTGGCCAACCACTCAGGGCTGACTGTAGCAAGATAATCTGTCCAGTTAAATGTTGTGCCCGAACCGTCTGCACGATGCACAATGGTAATAGGTTGATCTGGTAACTGCTTGCCTGGATTCAGTGCGGTCAGTCTAGGATCATTCCACTTGGTAATGTTGCCCAAGTAAACGTCTGCCAACACTGGACCAGTGATACGTAGTTCACCAGGTTTAAATCCATCCAAGTTGATTACAGGAACTGTTCCGCCAATGATAGCAGGGAATTGAACTTGTCCGTTTTTGTCTAAATTCTCTCCGCTGACAGGAGCATCTGTTGCACCGAAGTCCACGGTCTTGGCATTGATTTGTCTAATGCCACCTGAACTACCAATACTCTGATAGTTTAAACTTACTCCTGTGGCTTTCTTGTATCCTTCAGCCCACTTGTAATAGATCGGGTACGGGAATGTTGCACCAGCACCTACTATGTCTGCTTGTGCTGTAACCACCGTGAATGCGGCCAGTAGTGTCAGTAAATGTTTGAACATGATTTCTCCTTTGTAGTTCACGATTATTTAATGACAATCATATTACAGTTTTGTTACACTAAATTTGCTCTAAATATTTCCCAGGCACGTTGCCAACTCCAATGCTGACTGCCGTACCATACTGTTTCTCTATCCAAGCCCATGCATTTGTATGTGGCAGTGGCTAGATTTTCATCCATAATACCTGTCACTCCTGGATCAATCACATCCAGTGGCCCAGGTGCGGGATATGCTGCCACTGGTGTACCACTGGCCATGGCTTCTATCATGACCAGACCAAATGTTTCCCATCTGGATGGAAACACAAATACATCGGCCTGTGCATAGTATTCAGCCAGTGCTTGTCCTGTTTTAAATCCCACAAACTCTACATCAGGATATTTCTGTTGCAGTTCTTTTCTATACGGACCATCGCCCACCATGATTTTTCTGGCACCAGGATAATCCATGGCACAAAAGTCATCAAGATTTTTTTCCTTTGAAACTCTGCTCACACACAATAGTATGGGACGATCATTTTCCATAGGGTCACGCCAGTTGGGTCTAAACACTTCTCGGTCAACACCGCGTGTCCAACTGATCACTGTGCCGTCGAAGCCTTGATCTCTTAGTTCGTTGACCATGGTTTCTGTTGTGGTCAGAACCTTGCCTGAATGTTTGTGGAACCAACGCACATAGGCCCAGGTTATAAATTCAGGTACACCCACAAGTTTTTTTATGCCTTCAGGAAAGCGAGTATGGTAAGCGGTATTATAACGTATACCGTCACGCTCAAACAAGTGTCGAGCAGACACACCGAGAGGACCCTCTGTGGCGATGTGGTAATGATCCGCACCCACCTCCTCAATCTTCTTGCGTAGCGCCCGGGGATAGGCAATCTTGACTTCGTTGTAGCCAGGACAATCACGGTGGGGGAACTGCCCGGGATCAATATAAACAAGCTGATACCCATCCAGAAGCGCATGTGCCTCCAAATTCTTGTAGGTCGTAACCACACCATTAATTTGATCCGGTAAGTTGTCTGTTACTATCAGTATCTTCTTTGTCATTTTTTTGAGTCCATGTTACAATTTCCCATGCACCTGAATGATGTTCTACCAATGCTGTGCATGACTCAACCCAGTCGCCGTCATTCATGTAAACAACGCCGCCAATGTTTTTGATTTCTGCGTGATGGATGTGTCCACATATCACGCCATCAAATCCACGTTTTTTACAGTAGTCAGTAAGATTGCGTTCAAATTGAAATATAAAATCTACAGCCTTTTTAACGCGATGCTTAAGATACAGGCTAATACTCCAGTACCCAAAACCCAAGCGGTGACGTATCCAATTAAACTTAGTATTGAGAAATAGTATGAAATCATATGCTTTATCCCCTAAAAAACTCAGCCATGGAGCCAGGCGAGTGATACCATCAAATAGATCACCATGTGTGACCAAATAATGTTTTCCATCTGCACCCACATGTTCACATTGATTGCGAACTTCTACATGCCCAAAGGTGATACCGTCAGGTATCATTGGACGTAAAAATTCATCGTGATTGCCGGCCACATACACAACTCGTGTGCCACGTTTGGCGTGGCCTAGAATCCTGCGAACCACATTGGTATGGCTTTGCTTCCATCTCAATCGGTTTTGTTGTACCTTCCAGCCGTCAATGATGTCGCCTACTAGGTACAAGGATTCGCAGGTGTTGTGCTTGAGGAAATTGTTTAGACGATCAGCTTGACACTCTTTGGTGCCAAGGTGAACATCGGAGATGAAGATGCTGCGATATGTTTTCTCCATAAAGTATTTACGGAGAAATCTGTTACAATTTTGTTACAAAGTCATGCGTAACAAACCCACTGTGTCGATAGTGGTCAACAATAGATAGTTAGCCAGCATGCCAAAAGATTTCCTAGTCCAACTAGCCCAAGCATACAAACTACAGCCAAGAATCCAAACAGGATAAAGAGCAAGAAGCGGGGGATTGGGGACTGTGAGTGCCATAGTAATACTGCAACCCACACTAATAGCCCATGCAACAAGCTCAATAACAAAGCGAACTCGATTAGATTTAAAGTCATCTTGGATCCAATCAACAATGCCGGTTAAAATGTTAATCATCGAGCTGCCAGCCAGTGCTGGTATATTTGATCACGGGCTAAGTTTTTGCCTTTGGCTTCTACTTGAATGTCCCACTGGTCAGCAAAGGTCATAGCCCAGTCATTCACAGCGTCATTCCACATGAAGTCTGAATGTGCTCGCAGTTTTTGTTTTTTGTAACCCAGGGCCAACAACGCACTCAAGTCAGGTTTTACTGTGCGAGAGTGGTCAACAAGGCAGTCTTCACGACTAACACTGTAATGTAGTGCAGGACGAACACCGCGCCAAGACTCAAGAACCCGTTGCGCACGTGGGTCCGTAGGGGTAATGTATTCGCCGCTGTTGATCCAGTGGTGATGGATATCCAACACAAGAGCCACATGATCAGCCACGGCAAGAGTAACGTCAATTCCATTTGTGAGTTCATCATTTTCTATTGTTATTAAGTTTCGGGCTTCGGTGCTTAGTCTGCTTAGGGTGCGCAAAAACTTAGCAGGACCGCCTTTGCCCGAGAGATGTACATTGATCTTAAACCCATGATCGTGCCAGTCCCTCCCGTAACCCATCCACCGAGCCATGTCTGCGTGATATTCAAATTCTAGGATGCTTCGTTCAACGATTTCGTCCGACTCACTAGCCAAAACGCAGAATTGTCCAGGGTGAAAAGACAACCGCACGCCAAGATCTCGAGCACGTACACCGATCGGAGCAAAGATCTTGGCACAGTGATCTTGAATTTCATGTCGTTGCCACCAATCTATCCAGGAGGGCTCTGTATAGCCCTGTAACATTTCTGATCCCAGTCGCACCATTCTGCGCTCGGGTTCCATTGTGCCCACACGCTCAACCATCTTAAGGGCCGCGGCAGCGTTATGGTTCATGATGTCCCACTGCCGCTGTTCGGCTTCGTCCTTGTGCTCACGAAGCCAGCGCATGGTAGTTGATCTTCCGTTTATATCACGGTCCACAGCATTGACTTTCATGCCCCCAGTTTCCTCGGGGTCATTGAGCCATTTGCAACAAAAGCCAAAACGCGAATGTGTAAGTGTAGTCATACATGTATTATACGACTATATTATTAAAAGGTCAACGAGATTGACGATTTAGGTCCAAGGTAACACAATGAAATCCGCCACCTAGTGTTCGGCTGTGGCGCAGTTCCAACGGGATAACTTCAAATTGGTAACTTTTTAGTGTTTTGATCAATTCGGTTTGATGCCGATCCACAATTACAGTGTTTGGATCCACAGTGAGCATGTTCATTGCTATCCATTTTGAAGCATAAGGATATTGGTAAAAATCCTGAGCTACTACTTCATTTACCCAAATTTTCTGCCAGCCATCAAACACCTTGGGCACACTGTCAAACCCAACTCGACTGCTGTTTAACATGACCAGGCCTTCACGCAAGGCCACAATGGTTGAGTCAATGTGTACACCAGCGTAAAAATTGCATAATTCTATTGTGACATCTGGGAATTGATCACACAGCCAATTGTAGGCAGCTCGATTACCACTTGCTGATTCCAAAAACAGCATTTTGTCGTTGAGTCTTAGTACATTGGCAGCGTCTAGTGTCATGCCTTCATTACGTGGCATAAACAAATATTGGTCAGCAGAATCCACAATGTTGTGATAGCATTGCAGTTCCATGTCTCTGCAGGGATACATCATGGCAGGATCCACTACAGTTGATCCGTACACAAGGAACCGATCACGCGGGCAGTAATTATACATGCCATCATGTGCTTGGAAGTTGAGTGGATCTGGGCGCACAACTTCTACGCCAAGGCTAATTAGAGTGGTTGCCAACGTATCCAAGTCTTCGTTAGCTTCATCAATTATACGTTGCGGCACAGGTCCACGAGGTACAGGTGTTTCTTTCCAGGTGGTCTTTTCTGACTCTTTTGAAAACACCGGATCATTAACTGGCCAGTTAGCATCAGTGGCACTGCCCACAACAATTTTCTTGAGTGGACTCCACTCGTTAACTGAACTAATCATACGTGTCCTGTAATTTGTAATGTGTATCTTGGTTCAAACCCACAATTGGCTGCCATGTGCGGCGTGTCGTACTGCCACTCTACTGTGTCACCTGCTCGCCAGTTTGTCATTGGTTGATCTTCATATTCGCCGTAGTGTCCAGATTTCCAGTCTTCAAGAAATACCACTGCTCGTCTAATACATTGTTCCTGACCTTGTAGGTTAAACAATTCAATGTACTTGACATAGAGATCCTGATGAGTAGGAAGGATTGTGCCCGAACTCATTCTGTAGTAGCTGGTGCCTACATCTTTCCAACCCATTTCTTCGTAAATTTTTACAAATTGTTTATTCCAACTGGGCTGTACTGACCGCATGTCACACATGTCGCCAGTGAATTTGTTGGCAAAGCCTTGGCCTTGCCAGAGTTCTAGATTTTTTGGATCATTGAATGTTTCATTGATATACAATAGCTGTTTAAACTCGTTATCCCAAAATTTTGGAATGTGGTATTTAAGCATGTCTAGTATTACCGTAATGCACCACTTCAACGTCGTCAGTAGATTCCAACTTGCGCCATGGGTCAACAATTATACTGCCAGGCAAAATGTCACAGTAGGGTTTGGTGTCAGCTTGATCGCCTGTGTACTCATATGTGATCTTGCGATTGTGTGCCCATAAAAATATTGCAGGGCTATCAACACCATCTACTACTTTGTCTTTGTTGTCAGCAAGTGGATCAACGTACACAACCGATCTACCTTCCATTTCAACATAGTGTCCTACCAAGGTTGAGTATGAACCAATGCAGTATTCTACGTCGGGCTTGTAGGCCTTGCCGTGAATCACAATGGGCATGTTGTCATTCATCACACTCAAGTCAACCAAGAACATAGCCAAGTTCTTGGCTTGGATTTCTCTAGCATGCATCACAGTGTCAAACAAGTCGTATCCAATATTGTATTCTTTTGCCAGCCAACGCAGAGCAATGTTATCACGTGGATGACAAGCACCTGCATCGCCCATACCTGCTGTCATGTACTTGGGTCCCATGATACGCATGGTTGAACGTGCAAGAGCGTTTGTAACAACGTCAACATTGATGTTGCCAATTCGCATGGCAAAGTCTTGTACCATGTTCACCAAGCCAACCTTGGCTGAAATAAATGTGTTGTAGAAGATCTTGATGGCTTCGCATTCGTCCCAGGTGCCAATTTCATAACGTGGATCATTTTGCATCACTGTGTCATACAGGTCACGAAGTTCTCCAGCTAGAGCGTTGGGGTTACCATCTTCAGTACCAATCATGATCATTTCAGGATTGACCATGTCCCATTTAACTGAGCCCATGGCAATAAGGTAAGGGTTGTACAAGAACTGGTGCTTGGCATCCAACAACGGAACAAAGTGCTTGCGAGTGGTGCCTGGCAATACTGTACTGATCAACACAACCTTCTTTGAGCTGGTTGCGTATTTGTTAACGTTCTTGATGGCGTCAATCACAGCCGCATGCCCAAAGTCTCGGGGTTCCATGTGCGAGCTTGGCACTGATCCATCATACCCTTCGGCATGCGGTGTTGGCACAGCAATAAAAATCCATTCGCTTTCGTTGACCAGTTCGTCAATATCGCAGACTTTTACACTGTCACTAGTACGTGGGTAAATATCGTAGCCTCTGACTTCATGTTTCTCTGCCATGACTTCAGCGCAGTCCAGTCCCAATTTACCAATTCCAATAAAACCAATTTTTTTCATGAGTGTTCCTTTAGATAGATTATACAATTTTTTGCAGAGTCTTTGCAACCGAGATATCATAATTTATCGCTGGACGCCACATGGCTCAAGAAATTTAGGCGATTTAAATTCGTTAACATGGAGTGACATATTTCTCAATCTAAACATGTTATTAACCATACCTCCAATGATTTGCCATGATCAAGAACCATTAAATTACAATTATTGGACTCAGGATAATTTTGTATGCCATTCTATGGACAACTTTTCTGAGTCAGAATCAGTTGCCAAGCAGTTTGCCCATTGGCATTTGCGTTCTGCTTTGCAATTTAGGCACAAAGCACATGTGTTTAAAAATACGTTGTTGTGCCATTCAGAGCTCAACAGCAAGGAACTAGACAAATACACACAAAATAACTTCACCGGAGTTTACTACTGGGCCCATGCATTAATTGCTAGAGATTGGTTTAGATTTGCTCAACTGGATCAAGATCTAAAACAAAAAAATATTCAGTCTGATTTTTTAATCTACAACAGAGCATGGAGTGGCACTAGAGAGTATCGTCTAAAGTTTGCAGAACTTTTGATAAAAAGCAATTTACATCATCACTGTCGGATGGGATTCAATGGTATTGATGGCATTCATTACAGTGACCACAAATTTAGCAATCCTGCCATGCAAGTTTGTGGCACGGATCTTGCTAGGCACTTTGACAAAAATAATTCCTTGCCAACTGCTAGTGCAGACTATTGCACTCAGGACTATCAGCAAACAGCAATTGAAGTTGTGTTAGAAACACTGTTTGATGACAGTCGGTTGCATCTCACTGAAAAGTCCCTGCGCCCAATTGCTTGTGGACAACCTTTTATATTGGCAGCAACTGCTGGTAGTCTTGCATATCTTCGAAGCTACGGGTTTAAGACATTTAGCTCAGTGTTTGACGAATCGTATGATACCATCAGTGATCCAGTAGAACGCCTTGGTGCCATAGTCAATCTCATGAACAATATCAAGAACAGCCCAAACCGTTTGGAAATGTACCAACAGTTACAAGCTATTGCTGACTTCAACCAACAACGATTTTTTAGTTCCGAGTTCCATCAACAAGTTGTAGACGAATTTAAACAAAACTTTTCTAGCGGATTCAACGAAGTTTTAAAAAGTTGTACACCAAAATACATGGAACAATATCTTGATGCGTTACGATCTACTAAAGATTACGACTGTGTTACTTCCAAAGAACATGTTAACAATCTCAATGCTTTAGAAAAATACGTCTATGATTTTATAGATCGGACAACGAGCGAGTTAAACATCCGTTCCAATCTTCCGGTGGAGGAGTCTGTTCGTAGTCAGTAACCCTGGCCTGTAGGTTGTCGTAAAAACTGTCTAGTTCCCCGTTCCATCGACCACGCAGTCCTTTAATTGCACTGTTGCAGTATTCCCAATTGCGGCCTCGATAGGCCTGCATCAAGTCACTGTGTACCTTTTTGTAGGCGTCTAGTGTTGGAAAATCTCCCAACGGAATGTTTTCTACCACACACCACGCAGTTTCTTGCTTGTCGCCATCTTCAAATGTGTCTAGTTCTAGTATGGTAAACTTTTCGGGAATTAGATGAAGTGAGTCTCCAAATATAATGTGCATGTTAAATCCTTTTAAATATATATCATGAAAGTTGCTTTTGACCTAATTTCTGATCTCCATATTGACACCTGGAACGAACCCTTTGACTGGTCCGGTCGAGCCACCAGTCCATACGCTATTGTTGCCGGTGACATTGCCGAAGATAGAAAATTGTTATCTGATGCATTGACCAATATAAGTCGTTGTTATCAAGCTGTGTTTTTTATAGACGGCAATGACGAGCATGCTAGATATTATCACAGTCTTAGCGACAGCTACAAAGACCTAACCAAACGCATTGCCAAAATATCTAATGTGGTTTATCTCCAGGATAATGTGGTTGTAGTAGATGGGGTTGGCATCTTGGGCACCAACGGTTGGTGGGGATTTGATTTTGAACTCAGCATTGATCCTACTCAAAGTTCTTTGTGGTGGCAAGAAAAAGAAAATCTCACCAGTGACATTGCAAAAAGGATATCCAGGATGGCCACCAATGATGCGGCGTACATGATAAACTCTGTAAAACGCTTGCAATCACACAAAGACGTCAAACACATACTCATGGTCACACATACTGTGCCTTGTCAGCAATTGATCGAGCATGACATAGACCTTGAAGGCAGCATGCGGTTCAACATGATGGGCAACAGAGACATGATGCAAGCTATGGCAGCAGACGACTTGAAAAAGATTCATACCTGGTGTTTTGGACACTATCATGGATCGGTAGATCAAATACGCCACAACGTGAGATTTGTGAACAACTGTCGTGGGCGTAGTGGTTCACCATGGTCACATCATGTGTACCATCCTCGCAGAATTGAAATTCAGTGAACTTCTTCAGGTTCTAATTTGATTTGTAATGGATAACTTTGTGAGCGAGCTTGCAAGGTAACTTCAATGCCTTTTTGTTCGGCAATCTCATAAGGTAGCACAGCAACCACAGCACTTCCGGCGTCGTGAATATCAACTGTGATTTGTTCAGCAGATTCTGCGGTGTAATCAAAATACTCAACCAAACTACTGACCACAAATTCCATAGTGGTCTGATTGTCATTGATGTAGATCACGCGAAACAACGACGGTGGTCGCACTGCTTCTTGTGTGCGTGTTCGTGATTTCGTTTCAGTTTGAGCCATTTTTTATCCTTGTTAACAGTGGCAGCACCGTGCTGCCACTGTATTTACACAATTATATTAGTTTGTGTAGGTGATTGCAATGCTCTTTGGCTTGGCATCTTCGGGCACTTCACGTTTCAAGTGAACGCTTAGAATACCAAGTTCAAGGTGTGCATTACTGATCTCTACATGATCAGCCAACTGAAATTCCCTGCGGAAACTTCTTTCGCTGATGCCTTTGTGCAAATATTTTGTAGTGGATTCTTCATATGCATTTTCCACAGTCTCACGACTGTGTTTACCTTCGATAATCAAGAATTTTTTGTCTTTGGTTACCGTAAGGTTATCATGCCCAAAGCCAGCCACGGCCATGCTGATCATGTACTCATCTTCATTGATTTGTACAATGTCATAGGGTGGATAGTTGGTAGAGGATTGCTGAGCACTCACACGCATGAGTTCATCAAACATGTTATCAAAACCGATACCAAATTTGGTGAGTGTGGGAATGTCGAAACTACGAAGGGTGAGAGTTTTTGTCATTTGTTTTCTCCTTTATATAAGCAAGATGACTTGTAATGTAGCCCCACTATGGGCACTACAACATTATTTATTATACACGAAGAAAAACTATATTTTATTATTTAGGTCAGTTACCAGGCGGTAGTTTGTCCAACTTGGATGTTTTGGATCTGGTACCCAGGTCATTGCAAACAGCGTGTATGATTCGTCTGAATCAAATGTAACCCGCAAGGTGTATTTGAATGCTTTAGTGCGGTATTTGATATTGTATTTTGCTGCCCATGCACTCAGTTTGTTTCGAACAAACTCTGAGGGCAAGCTAAACTCAATGTACATTAGTACATTTTTTTGGGTAGAGCTTGCTCGGCTAGTTGTTTGCGCCAGCGATTTTTGGCCGCACTGCGTTTGAGTTTGCGAGCAGTAGTGGGCTTGATGTAGTGTTCTTTTTCACGTAGATCATTGAGTATGTTCGACGCTTGGATTTTTTTCTTGAGTTTTCTCAGCGCACGTTCAACATTGTTGTCTTGAACCAATACTGATCTACCATGTAATTTACCCATTGACCTGTTTTAACTCCCTGGGAGTATTTACCATGTTTTCGTCAATTTCCACATGCGTTATGTTTTGTTTGCTGTATTCGCCTAGCTTGTACATGTGTGGCAGTAGCACACGTTCTAATTCACTGTGTAGGCCACGGGCACCAGTTTTGTTCTTGATGGTATTGTCGGCAATTTTGATCAGGGCCTCTGGGGTAAAATCCAACACAATCTTGTCTTGGTCAAACAACCATTTGTATTGCTCTATATAACTGTGCTTGATATCAATCAATATCCTAATGAGATCATCTCTAGTTAACTCCTGCAATGCTACCCAGGTTGGGAATCGGCCGACAAATTCTGGAATCATACCAAAGCGAATCAAATCGTCAGGTGTGACTTGGTCTAGGTGCGTTGTGGCGTCTGAGGTTACTTTGGCACCAAACCCTATGCTGGTTCCGCGCACTCGACTTTTTACAATGTTATCCAGACCCACAAATGCACCACCAGCAATAAACAAAATATTGGTGGTGTCAATTTCAATTGTTTCACCTGAAGGATGCTTGCGTCCACCTTGTGGCACAATTCTACACTTGGTACCTTCTACCAATTTAAGCAAGGCCTGTTGTACACCTTCGCCCGACACGTCTCTTGTGATTGATGCTGATTCTGACCGTCTAGAGATCTTGTCAACTTCGTCTAAGAATACAATGCCTCGTTGACAACGATCAACGTCATTGCCCGCGGCAGCAAACAGTCTAGAAATCAAACTTTCAACGTCGTCCCCTACATAACCTGCTTCAGTTAAACTGGTAGCATCGGCAATCACAAAAGGCACATCCAAGTATCTTGCTACCGATCGTGCCAGCAGTGTTTTGCCAGAACCAGTTGGTCCAAGCATGAGGATGTTGACTTTTTCAATTTCAGTGTTCTTGTCTTGATTGTTGATGCGTTTGTAGTGGTTGGCAATTGCCACACTTAGCACAATCTTGGCTTGATCTTGACCAATCACATATTGATCAAGATGTGTTTTGATATCAATTGGATTTAATGTAGGAGATGTTATTACTTCTTTGATTGGTAATTCGTCTTTGAGTAAAGTTTCACATAAATCTACGCATTCGTTGCATATAGCAACTCCTTCGCCCACTATTAGTTTGGTTACTGCATCTTTGTGTTTGCTACAAAAACTGCAGGTGTCGATAGTTTCAGTTTGTTTCATGTTTGACGATTGTTTTCTAATCTTTGTGTAATCTGCGCACGTTCGCTGTCGGTAAGCAATTCAATTTCATACTCACCTGTCTCGAGGCGAGCAATGAGATGATCGATATACGCAGTGTCATATGTGTAGTTATCAGTTAAATTTTTGTCAACTAAAATCCAGTCTGTTCCGTTGAACTTGTACACCACGCTGGGCAATTGATCTACTCTAACAAATGTATCACCCTTAGCAGCCTTATCTGGGAATCGTATTCCAAAGCTGGAGTTTGATTCTCTAGGTTGATCATTGTCAGGCACTAGTCTCATCCAAGGTAATTCGTCAATTTCTCCACGATACAATTTACGTCTTTCTTCCTTGAGTGTTCGATCAGGGTTTGCAGTTTTCCAGGCTTTGACTGCTGCCTTGACATTTGCAGGCTCATCTTCTTCTTGATCAAAGTTAGGCATGTCCACAAACACTGGCGAACTTGGTGTTTCGGGTTGTGTAAAACTAATCGTGGTGCCAGACGTAGAATCAAACACATCGCACTCTTTGTTTGGACAGAACATTCCTATTCCGGGAGCATTAACTAATTCAGTTGCACATTTATAACAGAAAAGAGGTTCTTGCCCGCCTGGCCATTTAACATGTTCTTCCTTTACGGGCTCGTTTGATAGCTCGGCACCGGCTTGTATTTGTTCTACTTGTTGTTCGGTAAGCGGTCCATCGTCAGGCTCATATTTAGATTCGTCGTGTACAAAGCCACCTGTGCCTTGCCGTGCCCATTCGAATTGTTTGCTGGCGGCCAAGATCAATGTCAGTGCCAAGGGATCAAACACCAGCACAATCATTATGATCATCCATCGCACTGCACGTTCTAATAGATTGGCATCAGGATTGTCTCCGTAGATCAAGGCCGCAATGTATTTTATCGGCCCAACTTCTGCTTCGACTTTCCGTACTTCTGCACGAATAGGTGCAGATTCGTCATTAAGAGTAGCAATGAGCTTCTGGTTGGTTTCAATTTCTTTGGCCAGAGACACACGATCACGGGATTGATTTCTCCGTATGCTAACCGCTTTTTCGGCACCTTTTTCATCTTGAGACCGTGCCATGACCTGGTCAACTGCCTCATCCATTTGTTTAAGTTGCTTGCGGTTGGCTTCAATATTTTCTCGTGCCGTTTTGATTTTCTCATCATATATTGCAATTTTACCTTGAACATCACCACTCACAAGACTTTGATCGCTGTGTGCTTTTGATAGGTATCCAAAGATACCCATACTGGTCAGTATCATGAGAAACGCTATAGCTGGCACCAAATACAACTTGAACACAATACCAGCACGTTTCCAGTTGTTGTGCAACCATACCGTAGCCACAATCTTGCCTAGTTCTAAACTACCGCCCATGATAATAACCGGAATAGCGGCCGCACTAAAGATGGCCACCAATCCGGCTACCGAGTACCAGGCTGCCACGGCGCTTAACAGTAATGCGGTGGCAAGAATTCCAAATCCAAATATCATAAAAATTATTTACCGGGTAGCGGCAAAGAGATCACCGCATGCTTTACTGCCACCCACGTGGCAAAGGTCTGATCTGGCACTTCAAACCAAACCGACACTGTTTGTGCGGCGTTTAGACCCCAGAGATTATTGTGTTCCAGTCTGCGTTTTACCCGGCTTTGAGTGCGCCAGTTTTTACCAAACATCGCACGAGCCTCGTTCATAACTGCATACCATTCTTTCGTAGAATGCAATTGGAACCAAATACGGTGCATGACCAAAGGCGTTTGTTTAAGCGAGTCAAGTGACTCAAGGATGCTCGACGCAGAGCCCTCAATATTGACAGTCATTTCTAACCTTTCCAGATTTATCCTCTCGGCATACTCCCAGGGTACCAGCCCAGGTTTTGATCCTAAGATCGAGGTCCTTGTCACAACCTATAGGAATTACGTCTAAGTGCCACGGTCCGAGCAGGCCCGGGTTATCGATTCACCCTGCCCTACCATTAGACAACCCCATCTCTTTGATCATGCACAGTAATTATAACAATACTCAACGTTGTTGTCAAGTGTTTTGTTTTTGTTTGACAAGATTGCACACAGTTTGGAACCGTTCGTATGCATCACGTACAGCAGGATGAGACATCAACTGATCTGCTTCTGCTATCATGGCGTTGACACCTGCTTCGGCAATGTCACGGGCACTGCCCATATTCAAAGTGGCCAGGTCATCACCAAACTCTCGGGCCAGCTTGCGCCATGCCCGACGCTGACCTTCTGTAATAGGTGTGCGTTGCGGACGCATTTCACTTGCCCTGCGGATGGCATCACACATGCCATCTTCGGCCACACGTCCAGCCGCAATCATCGCGGCATGGTTAGGTTCCACGTTAAACCTACGGCTGGAGCCTCCCGGGTAACAGAGGACCAAGTGGGCACCTTTAGTGAAACTATCCAAAAGGTCATTATCATACTCAGCCACAGGCATATACCGACGTCCAATTTTTTCATAGTAAATTTTTTTCATTATAAATCTTTTTCATCCGCCAAAATACTTTATAACTGTATTCAATGCTTCAATCATGCGAGTGTTGATTTCCACATCTTCGGGATGCATCCATTTACCGCCAGGATTGGTATCTGTGCGCGGATCCTTTTTCCAATCACTCAGCTCTTTCTTAAGATAGCTTCTTTGTTCTTTGAGATTGAGCACAGTGATTCGGTCAGCGGCATCGCCGTCTAGTGTGATAGGTCCAATTCGTTTGTTCATTAGCTATACTCCCGATCTAGTTTAACATTGGTCAATCCAGCAACCATTTGGAACTTGTCCCAGGCATCTTTCACTGCCGGGCGAGATTCAAGTTCACTGTCAGGCAACACTGCTTCCAGCCAGTATTCCGATCGACGAGCAGGATGTCTGCCAAACTTACGAGGCTGATGCAGTTTTCCATCTTCCCAAAGTTCAATGCTGACACTACGAAACTTGTTTTCATCTTCTTTACTGTTGAAATCATAGGCGCTCCATTCTGCTCGGCTACCACCACCGTAGCAGTATCCATCCCATATGCCTGCCCACTGCTCGTCATCTCTAGGATCAAAATCTGTACGAGTGATCAGAACCAACACATCATTGATGTCCACACGACCTTCCACAATGTCTCGAACACAACGGCTATAACTTAATCCAATTTTCAAACTTTTTCTCCTGCTTCAAAGTCACGGAATCTCAAGAACCGGGGGAATCTGAGACTGTATGTTCCGTCTTGGTTTTGGGTGACTGCGTCTGCTTGGACTTCAACCAAGTGACCAAGTAACTGATCCCTACTGGCCCAATACTCATCACGAAGAGCATCACTAAACCCACTGCCAACATTAACACAAATTCTACGGTCATTGTCATCTCCTTCACAAATTATAGCACCCAACCGGTTTTTATTCCTACCAGTTCCTTCTTCAAAACCCACAATGTTCAAATCAACACTAATGGTGGGTTTCCATTTCATCCACGAGTCTGAACGTTTACACTCGTAAGGTGCATCCAGGCTCTTGATCATAATGCCTTCAAAGCCACCTTCCACAGCGGCCTCGGCATAGCGTTGCATGATATCATGTCCTTCGGCTGTGTCCAAATCTACATCCAATCCGGGCATGATACGTAGACATGTGGTTTCTTCTAAACCAGCACGAGCCGATTCCAACCATTCCAACCGTTTGTGTTGCTGTACATTCCAGTGGCCTTCTTGAAAGGCGTCAAGTGGAATGATATCAAAAATGTGATATACCATGCCTGTTGTTTCGGCATTTGACTTGCGATGTGCTTGACGCATGAGTTGCTGGAAACTTTCTCCCACAATCTCACCATCTAACACATAATGTCCGCCTGTGCCGCGTCCATGTTGAAAGTGCTTGCGAACATCTTCAATTGCATCAGCAATCTGTGGAAAGTTCTCAAACTCTTTGCCATTGCGGCTGTACAATGTGACATTAGCACCACTGACCACTGCCAACACACGCACTCCGTCTAACTTGCACTCCAGGCGTTTGACGCCTTTCATTTTCTTAGGATGGTCTGTTGAGTCTTGTGCCAGCTGGCATGAGAATATGGGAATCTTGTACTCAGTACGGCCTACAACCTTGTTGATGGTCTTTTCTGAAATACCGCATCGCAAGTCTTTGATCAACACACGGCGAGCTAGGCCATTCCATTCTTCAGAGTCAAACTGCTGACTCATTTTTTCAACTGCATCTCTAGCACGATTACCTGTGACCGATCTAGTGCGCAGGGCTTCTAGCATGGCCCAGAACTGTGTCCAAGGATTGGCACGACCAGTCAGCCCCTCAGTTTCAGGCACCTGGCGGATACCAAACACATAGAACGGATTGTAGGCCTGGTAGCAATTGAACAAAAAACACTGCGCATCGGCACTGCCCAACCTAGCCGCCATGAGAGCCTTTTCAATCACTTTTTCTTTGTGAATGCGACTGTCAGAGCTTTCTAGGTCGCGGATCCATCCTGCGGCCATTATGGCATCAAACCTTGAGTAGCTGTAATCTGTTTCATTCATATACTTAACGCCTTACCAGGATGAGTTATAAAACACTTTCAAGCCCATGAACATTTCTGTTCTAGCGGCCTTGATAAAGGCCAGGTCACTGTCATAGTAGTGCTGGTCTGAATTGTCGCCAAAGAAGAAACCACGGGTGGAAGGCAGTTGCCGGTGCGTGACTGCTCGTTCAAGTTCATCCAAGTCCTCGGCAGTTAGTTCCATTTCAATGCCGTTGAAGCTGTCATAGCTTAATTTTTTTTGTTCTGCCAACCGTTCCATCCAGCCATGCAGGTTAGGATGCTTGCGCCAGTAGGCAATTTCACGCGGCTTGTTCATTTTTGTGTTCACAAGATCTTTGGTGGTTTCGTCCCACTCAGCACCGTCGTAGTATTCGCGTTGCTGACCTTCACGGGTAGCCACATAGGCGTACATATCAAGACCCATAGTTTTCTCCTTGTTGATGACGGTATTCTCGTTTGAGCCAATATTTGTATTTGGCAAAATATTCTGACATTGGATAGGGCGGCATGCGTCCAGTCCATTCTTCTATTTCAAGGCAGTGAGCATACCAACGCTGATTTAACCAGCGTCGAAATGTCATGCTGCCTCCAACATGTTGGCAGGCACTTTCCACAAGCCTTGCGGGGTGCTCACTGTCACATACTTGATAGCAATCTTGCTCACGGTGCCCGACATGGTCATGCCGCGCTTGGTGCTGTGAAACTTTACCGTGTCACCTTTGGCGAACTGACGGATATTGTGTTTGCGCAGGCTGGCCTTGGCAAATTGCACTGCACTGAGGATGCTGTCGAGTTCAGTGTTTGAAAACTCACCAAACATGATAGCAGAGTTAACTTGCTGGATCTTGGACATCTGGGTCATTTGGGGCTCCTTTGTTGCTTACTATGCCATAATTATAGCAAAAACGGCTTTTCTGGTCAACCAAAATAATAACCCTACAATCACTAGGAGTTCTACCACCGTAAAATTAGTACGATAGTAGTACCGTAATACTTTCTGTTTAAGTACTACCAGTTGGGTTTTTAGTGGTTTCATGCCCTGATTATAGCAGTTTGGGCATTATTTGTCAATGTATACTTTAGTTTGCAATTTCTACGCCGCAAGCTGGCGGCACAGGCGGTGCTGTATCCGGCTTGATGTCTGGGCCACTGAGTCTGTTTTCGGCCAGTTTCATTTGGTTTTCACCTTCACGTAAACTGCCCACCATGGCTTGACCGGCCAATGTTGTGGTGTCAGCGATGTCTTGCAAGAAATCATATGGTCCACAAGTTTGGCATTCTCTGCCGTACTGTGACAGCATTTGAGCAAACGCCACAATTGAATTTTGTTCACCTGACACCAACGTAAAATAGTCAATGCCAGCTTTGACTTGATAGGTTTTTTCTTTGTTGAGATATGTGGCAATAGCGATCCATGCAGTGTTCAATGTGCTGACTGTGGCAGTGTATGTGGGATTGGCATACAGTGTTGCTATGGCTGAGTTGGCGTTGGTAATTTGTGTTAGCACCGCGGCATCAGAGCCTGCAACCAAAATATTAGTATACGCAGTATTCAATGTGGCCAACGCTCCGGCAGTTTGTAATGTTTGAACTGCTGCCGACGCTATGTCAAATTGCGCTGCCAGGTTGTTGTAATCAATTGCTGTGCCTAGCACATCACACATGGTGATATTGCCGTCTATGCCCGATCCTGTGGCCACAGAATTGTTGATGTAATTGGTAGTTGCAGTGGCCACAGGATTGGTCAATGCTTCAATTTGGTCCAGTCCAGTCATGGTGTTTAGGCCGCCAAGTGTGATTGGTTCCCAGTAGTTTGTGTTATTGATATCGGTACCAGCTGGAACATCATCTATGGCCTGATAAAACACAGTGTCAGGACTTAGCACTGCCAGTGGAGGTTGCAATGTGCTGTTGAGATTGACTGGAGCATCTGCCACAATGTCATTGGTCAAGTAATCACTGTTGACATCCCAAGGATTGCGATCAAACCCTTGTATGGTTTGTGCCAGTTCTGGCCAAGTGGCTAATGGAATATTTGCAATCTGTTGCAAAGCCGCTTGTGTGGACTTGTTGGACACAGCTTGGTCCGGGGGAATAATTTTAGCCAATTCATCACATCCAGACGGGGCAGGCAAAAATGCACCCACGGTCTCGGCTAGGTTCATGTTAACTGCACCATTGGTTTGATAAATTGGCACAGGTCCTGTTGGTGACGGTGTTAGTAAATTGGTATAACTGTTGGGAAACATCACAGCTGGATTTAACAAATCTGCCATGGTTGAAACATTAGGTGTGGTCACTTCCAGTATGTCTAGTACATCTTGTAAGGCAGCGTCTGTGATATTGACCAATGCCGGGTATGCTTTTTTCTGTAGCTTATCAAACTCGTTTGGTGTGAGGCCACTAGGATTGAACAATGCCACTTTGTTGATGTTCACTAGATCTGATATGTTTTGCAATGTCAGTCCTTGGTCTTGCAATGCATCACGAACAGCAGGCAACGTACCATTGATGGTGTTGCTTACCCTTGACAACTGCGCCAGTAATGCCGCTGGTGTGCCATATTCGTTTAGTGTTTGTGTATTTGTCAACAATCCTTGATTGGCAATATCAGTGGCCAGTTTGCCCAATGCGCCGGGGCTGCTATCCACTAGGCTTGTAATATTATTGGTTACCAAGTTGCTCATATTGGTAAACGTAGGTCCCAAATACGTTGCGGCATTACGTGTGCTGTTGATTAACGAATTGGTAGTGTTAATGTAACCTTGCATTGCCATAAATCCTTGGCAAAATTTTCCAAGGTCTCTAGTATCATTGTAGATACCTAGATATGCATTTCCAGTTTGTTGTACCAAGTCAGCAAATCCGTATGGATCCAATGTGGAAGCATCGCTTTGAGTGGGCAAGTATTCTTGAGTCAAGTAAGGAAAATTTGCCAATGGCAGCGCAGGGATGGCATCACCCAGTGCTGGAATTGTGCCAGCACCAATACTCAGCAACAAATCTAATGTGCTTTGAGTTTTGAATGTTTGAGCTTGATAATAGTTGATCGCAGCCAACCAGTTCACTATCACTGTTTTGCCATTGAATGTGGCAATTGCTGTGGTCAATGCTGTTGGTAAACTTTTGACACCTTGATTATCCATCAATCCAGCAGCGGTGTTCAGTTCTAATGGAGTTAATACACCGTTGGCCATTATCCTGCCCTAACATCGCCACTGCCACCAGATCGTGCATGGCCACAGGTGTCTGCATCTCCAGTTAGGCTTACTGCTATTCCACCAGCTCGTACTGTGCCTGAGCCGCCTGCGGTTGAGGGTCCGCAATGTATGCCAGGGCATCCTCTTCGTCCACAACAAGGATGTGCGCTGACGCCTTGCCCGGTTGTGGCAATTGGTCTTCCGTTTATGCGCACAGAGTCAATACCCGATGTAATTACACCGCCTGCTCCGTTTGCATCACCCACTCGTTGTATTCCTGGCATGTTATCCTACTAAGATTTTCTTTTCTGGCACCTTGATGCCTGTGGTTGCTTCGATGTATTTCATACGCACATTTTCATCCGTCAATGAATGAATAGCAACACAGCTCATATTTAGCCGGGGATTTTTGTCAGGATCTGCGGTAAACATGCTAGGCACAAGTCCCATGCCTTGTGGGCCAGGAGCCACGCTTACGGGGTCTTGTATTGTGACATGGTTATTGCCAGGGTCTGTGTCCATGACTTTGGCGATCATTTCCTCGCCAGAGTTCAGTTTGAATGTGTAAACTTTTCCAATTTCCATTATTTGCTTTCTGTTAGTTTTGTTCTGAGTTCAGTGAACCCGCCCACCAGTTGATCATCTAAAAAGATCTGTGGTACTGTGCGAGCATTTGGTACTGCTTCTAGTAGTTGTTCTCGAGTCCAGTCATGCTGGATGTTGCGTTCTTCAAATTCAATGTTTCGTGATTTGAGCAAGGCCTTGGCTTGGTCGCAGTAGGGGCATTGGTCTTTTGACCATACAATTGCTTTCATTTTATTTTCTTTCTTTTGATTTATCGTAAGTTTGTGCAAAGATATCTTTCTTTACAACACCATAGTCGCCAGGACCATGTTTCACAATGTAATCATTGCCTTTGGTATATTCTAAATTACCCCATGACGCTCGAACAACACCATCATGGTCAGCAAGTCGAGCTACCTTCATGATCTTTTTGGGTGTTGCTGTACCATCACCGTTGTCATCATAGTAGGCCGTAAACTTAATAGGGCTCACCGGATATCGTTCGCCCTTGGGTCCTGTAATAATCTTAAAACCAACTGTGTAGGCAACAGGACCTTCTAGTGTGTCTACTGTGCCGTTGTCTGTGGCAGTTTCATAACTGATAGGGGTTGGGTGTTTGTAGGTTGCAAACCCACCTGGTTGGAACCATTCGTCGTTAATCATAGATTTGGTAACTCGTCGTAGTCAATAGCATCTCCCATGACACCAATCACATAGTTGGTTGATTCGTTTTCCTGCAGGGCAGTTTGTTTCTTGCTGGTGTCTACATGCTTGTTGAACCATGGGATAGGTGTAGAGCGTGGTGCTGGCTCAAGATACTTGATGCCAATTTCTTTCAAGGCATTGGCTGCTGTGTAATCCACAAAGTCTTTTAAGATTTGTGCGTTAAGGCCAATCACTGGTCCCTTGTTGAACAGGTAGTCAGCCCACTCTTTTTCTTCACGGATCACATCTAGGTACAGTTGATACACTTCTGCTTCACATTCTTGTTTGGCTTGAGCAAAGCGAGGGTCTTCTTTCACCACTTGATTGATGATCCACCCAGTCCATTCCTTGTGCAGGATTTCGTCCTGCAGGATCAACTGAATGATGTTGCCGTTGCCAATAAAGATACGATTTTCTACCATGGCAAGACTGGTGGCAAATGATACCATGAAACGGAATGCTTCTAATGCATAACTTGCGTTGAGTGCCATCCAAATAGCTTTGACGTGGCCGTGATCTTTGACAGGAACTTCTAGTTCTTTTTCGCAGTTGACCATGTGCAAGTGATCGTAATACTTGCCCACGCTTGACGCCATGTCCACAATCTCTTTGGTGTCATGAATGGTATTAAACACATCCTTGGGCACATTGTAGATGTTGCGGATGATGTGGCTGTAACTGCGGCTGTGAATGTTGGTTTCAAAGAAACTCCAGTTGTACATCAATGCTTCCAATTCTGGAATACTAATTACAGGAGTAAACACCTGTGCTGGACCACGGCCTTGCAAGCTGTCCAGTGCAGTTTGGCGTAGTAGGTTTGCAGTAAAGATATGCTTGACAGTTTCTGATGCTTCTTTAAAGTCATTGGCATCCTTGCTCAATGAAATTTCTTCTGGGACCCAGAAGAAACCACGAGCCTCTTGTTCGTACTTGGCCAATTTGTTGTACTTGACTTCTTCAAATCGTTGAATAGTGACTGGACCCGCTGGATCCAAGAACATTTTGCGATGTAGATAGTCTGTTTTGGTTGATAAGTTGTATTGTGCTTGGCTCATTTTAATTTTTTCCTTTTATTCATTTTTTTTCTTCTATGGTGTAAAACCAATCATCTCCCGCTGACCACTTGCGTGTGCCATCCACTGTCCATAGATTTTGTGCAGCTTTAAAGTCTGGAAACTTCACCGTGCCCGAAATCAAACTCTGGTCGTACCACAAACATCGGTTGTTGGGTTGGCAAGCAAACTGCCCGTTTTCTAATCTAATAAAGTTGAAACTCTTATGTTCTTCTGCAACTTCAGTAAAGCCTGTGTCCACATCCATACCATCAGCACAAAAGTCCACGGTGAACAAATAAGTTCCGTAGTGCCAATCTTTGTCTTTGCCTAGAAACTTCACACCTAGATTACGCAAGCCTATTTTTTCAATAATAGTAAAACGATAGCCCATGCAGTCCCAAAGTTGCAAGGTGTCTATGGGTAGCTGGCCTGTGTAGTTTTCTTGCCACACATAAGCATGGATGGGCAGTTTGTCATACAGTGCTCCGTAGTTGGGAAACAAGGACTCGATACGAAACACCTGCCCACGTAGTGCTTTGAGACTGACCCAAATGGCAGGTTCTAATTCTCCGTGACCTTTTTCAAAGTTATAGAGAAATTCTCTTTTGACAAAGCATTTGACAGGCGGTAATGATCCTACAATATAGCTCATTTAGTATTTTCCTGATGCAAGAACTATCTTGCAAATGTGTTCTAATCTTTCAATGTGTTCATAAGCACGCCATGGGGTGACATCAATGGCCACAACTCCATGTCCTTTGATTCCCACAATATCAAATTTGATATTGCCTGCTCGATCCAGTCCCAAATTACTATGACATGCATCAGCAAGTTCTTGGCTGATAGGGGCAACATCGCCCACGTTGGGTGCTACCCGAGTATAGCGATTGAGCTCTGGAAACGCATCACTGATAGTGCTCAAATCAATACCAGCATGCATGGCTGCAATGCAATAAGTTGGATGTACATGCACAACCACTCTAACATCGGTTGAGTGCTGACCCATTTCTTTTTGTAAACCAAAGTGCAAGGGAAGTTCACCACTGGGTGTTAGGTTAGTACTGATATCAGTGTAGTATTCTTCTTGCCAGGACTTTGTTAAAAATGGAGGAACAGGATTGACCTGATCAACCAATCGAATTTTCTTAAACTGGTCAGGCTGAAGTGTTTGCTTACGCACACCCGATGGCGTAATGTAAAAGTGATCACGGTCGTGATGACGAATAGAGATGTTGCCATCTCTGCTGGTTATCCAATTGCGTTTGTACGCATCTACTAATATGTCACAACAGGTTTCTAGCATTTTTATTGTTCCAGTGAGTATGTAATTAGCCCAGTTTTTACACTATGCTCAACAACTAAATTTGTTTGTGGGTTTGATAAAATTATAGGGCTTTCTCCTGGCCCCCAATGTCCGGTATCCAAATACAATCGATCATTGTCTTGTGCCATGCCCAAGCGCGGCACAATCAACACTGTTTTATCACGCCAATCTTTAGTGTCTACATCAAGTGTAAACGATTCTCTATCCTCATCCCATTGCGTGGCTGAATAACTAGCAACAACTGATCCAGCTTGAACTGCTCGCATGTATGGGATCCAGTTCCATACAGTACCAACTTGTCGATCAAACTGCATGATGCCCGGAGTCAACTTGTCCAATATCATGGGATTGAAAACACAATCAGCAGTTTCACATATCAATTCGTTTACTGTTTGCACAAATGCAGGATCAACATCTACGCCCGGGGCAAAAACTCTATTGGTTTGTTCTTGTACGCCAAGTCCTTTTGCAAAACTTGCAGGAATTTCTACTGCCCACATTTCTAAAAAATAAGTTCCTGGCAAGAACACTGTTTCGTGACCACGTGGTAAACTGTTCCATAAGCCTTCCCACCATAAGTTACCATTTACAGTTTCTGTAAATGTGACTGATCTAGGGCTGTAGTTGTGATCATACCGTTCGTTGATCAACTCAATGCGATCTTGTAACTTCAATTGCTTGATAATTTTGCAACCCAATTGATAGCGATCTAAGTCACTTTCAAATGCTTGAACATGTTCAGCGCCATGCTTTAATGCCAACATTGACAACAGGCCTGTGCCAAATCCAATGTCAGTGCAACGTTGGTTTGCAACATACCGAGAAAGAATTCTGTCGTAGAATTGATTGCGCATGAAGTCATTGATCATGCCAAGGTTTACACCATCATGGTTGTGCCAATCAATCCTACTAAGAAAACTCATTACCAGTGCCTTATTGTATTTGCTATGATGAACCCACAAGTCACAACATGTATTATAACCCAAAAGGTCTTGAAGAACAAGGCCAATCGGGCTTCTCGTAAGGTTAAAATGGGCACATCAGGACGGTCATCGTCTGTGTGCCCCATTAGGTGGCCTGTGGCTCGTGCCCAGACTTTTTCTACACTATTCATTTCTTTATGATTTTTCCTTTGAAATTTTTAACAGCCCAAATATTTCAAATATTTTAGCATAAACATATCCAATATCAACTTCAAACCACCTATGTCTATAATTAGGTCTATATGGCATATTATGGTGATTGTTGTGAAGTTCTTCGCCACCTAGTAGGATTCCAATCGGAAACAAATTCTTTGATTTGTCATTTAAATTTTTATGGCCAGCATACTCAAACCCAAATTTATGAAAAGCATAGTTGCCAATGAATACACCTAGCCAATTTTTAGTTAATAAATGTAATACCAATGATAATACTGCTCCCAGATATCCAAACAAAATGCCTGCAACTAGATGTTGCACCCACGGACCTGCAAACCTATATTTTTCATGCAATGTTTTTTGCATCCAGTCATCTGGAGTTTGAATGTCTGGGCAATACTTTTTAACTTCATCCTGGTCAGCCTTCCACGGTTGACACATTTGTTTAAGCGTTAGATGATGTGGACTCTGACCGTCATTTTTTGTGTCGCTGGTTGCATGATGTTTACGATGTCTACTGGTGTAAGTCTCTGCCCAATTTGGCCCCAGTGTTCCAGAAATCCATAGTACAATTCTAAAAAAATATCCCAATGGTTTAGATATCAAAAAATGTCTGTGTGCAACAGATCTATGAACATAGATAGAAAAACAAGTGGTAAAAACATGCAGTTGTACCAGCCAAAAAATCCAAAAATATTGTAACTCAAACATTTTATAAATTAAAGTTTACAAGCTTCACAATCTTCTTCGAGATCAAAATCAATCTCAAGCATGGGCGCAGGTGCATCTTCTTTGATCATTTTACTGCCGGCCTTGTTGATAAGGCTGTAGTAGAATGTCTTGAGTCCCCAGTGATGTGCTTGCATTAGGTTGCGAGCAATCAGTGTGGTAGGCACCTTGCGATCAGGCCAGTGCGCTGGATTGTAGAATGTGTTGGTCGAAATTGACTGGTCAATATAAGCAGCCAACACACATGCGGTTTTCAAATAGCCAATGCAGTCTTTTTGTGCCCACATCAGTTGATATTTGTTTTTCAACTTGTGATATTCGGGCACTACTTGTGTGAGTGATCCTGCTTTGGATTCTTTAACTGATATCAGGCTCATGGGCATTTCAATGCCATTGGTTGAGTTAATAACAACACTTGAACTTTCAACAGGGGCAATGGCCATCAATGTGGCATTACGCACACCGTACTGCTTCATATTACCACGTAGTGTTTCCCAATCAAGTTCAGGAGCGAAGTCTGCTAGTTCATTAACGCCCTTGGCACGAAGTTCCCAGGGGAATGTGCCTTGACCATATCTAGTTTTATGACTTTCTGTACACGGGCCACGTTCTTTGGCCAACTCCACAGTGGCTTCTGTTAAGTAGAAGGCTTGATGCTCCATCCATGTTTTAACATCCTGTAGTGCATCTTTCTCGCCATACTTCAAACCACGCTTGGCATGCCAGTAGGCAAGATTAGTGACACCGATACCTAGTGGTTGTATCTCATCGTTAGACAGTTTACTCTGTATCGACAAGAAATCTTGATAGTCAAGAATGTTACACAGGCTACGCTGTAGAATCCTACAGGCTCTACGCATATCCTCTGGATTGCGGAACGATCCCCAGTTGATAGATCCCAGTGTACATAACGCTATGCGTCCACTATCGTCGTCTAATCGCTTAAATGAACGTGTGGGTAATAGGATCTCACAGCACAAGTTACTTTGATAAATCGTATGGTACTCAGGATCAAAAGGTCCTTGGTTCATGACATTATCAATGAATACGAGATATATTCGACCCGTGTCTGTGCGCTCTTTTAGTATACCACTCTTGAACACTTCTTCGGCGCTCATCGTTTTCTTACGGAGGCCTTTTTGTTTTTCGTACTTGACATAGAGTTCTTCAAACAACTCAGC